AGATAACTCTATTAGTAACAAAGAAAATGAAATTAAAAGATTGCAAATATTATTAGAAAATAATACTATGGAATGTAAACAAAAATTAATGAACGCAGATAAACAGTGCACAATAATTAAGCAATACACAAAAAAAGCAGAAGAAAAAAAGGAAGAAGCTATTAAAACTAAAAACATAGAACAACTTTTTAATTATCTGAGAAAAAAAGGAGACTAATATGAAACAACTAACTGCCTATTTTTTAATCATTTTTATGTTATTTTTGAGTGGTTGTGCAACAAATGAGCCAAAGCCACAAATTATCTATAAATATAAAGTTATAAAGGACACTAAACACGTTCCTACATATCTTTTAACGCCTGTAAAGCCCCCAAAACCGCCTAAACTAAGTAAATACAAAGGGCAGGTAAGGGAAGATAAAATAAAGGCTTATATCGTAAATTTGTATTACACAAATCACTTGAATTCAAAGAAAATCACACAAATAAGACATATTTTAAGGAGTAAATAAATGAATGACAACGAATTATTAGACGAAGCTTTACTTATCTATGATTATAATATAGACGCTCTCGTAATGCATATTGCCTATTTTTTAGACAGGGGCAAAGCAAAAAGCTTGAGTGTTAAAAAAGCAAAGGTTCCTATAAAAATTAAAGAAGATATAGAAGAAGGAAAAAACTTAAATAAATATCGTCTTCCATTAAATAAAATTTTAGAATCATTGAACTCTGAGGTAGAAAAATTTAAAGCTATCTCAAAGTTTGACATTACTGGAATAAGCAGTATTATGTGTTTACTTTCTGAATTAACTAAAGATAAGGAAACTATACAAATGATAAACACAAAAAAATTTGAAAACGAAATTGTGGATATACAATATTACACACAAAAAATTTTAGAAAATCTTAATAAAGGAGAATAACTATGGGAATTGAACAAAAAGTAAACGCAAGAAGAAAAAAAGTATCTAAAGCTAAACAAAAAATAGAGGAAAGTAAGAGGCAATTAAAAACAAGGGAAGAAAAGAAGGAAATTATAAATACTAAACAAAAAATTATTGAAAGTAGCCCATATTTTCAAGAGTTTAAAGAAAATAAAATAAATGAAAAGGAACTTCTATTCCTTTATTTTTTTGAAAAAGAATTAGGAAATATAGGTGCAGCATGTAGAGCAATAAGAATAAATAGACAAACTTATTATAATTGGCTAGCAAGAAATCCACATTTTAAAGAATATATTAACGAAATTAAAGAAGCTCAAATTGACATAGTAGAAAGTAAACTAAAAGAAAATATTTTAAAAGGAAACGTTATTGCTCAAATGTTCTATCTTAAAACAATAGGAAGAGAAAGAGGATATGAACAAAGTCCTGTAGTTCAAAATAACATAGATATCGTGGGATTTGAATTTGAAGAGGTAGGAAATGAAGAAAGTTAAAGCTAAGGTTAAACTTTTGAAACACCAAAAAAAATTTGTTGAATGTAATAATGAATACCCTGCGTTAATTGGAGGATTTGGATCTGGAAAAACAGAGAGTGCGATATTTAGGGCACTTCACTTTGTTTTTAAATATGGTCCAGAGTTTAAAAAATACGGCAAGGAATATGTATATGGAATGTATGAGCCAACTTATGATTTAATTAAGTTAATTTTATATCCGAGGCTTGAAGAAATTCTTAATAATATGAATCTTAAATATAGCTTAAATAAGTCAGATAAAGTGCTTACTATACATGGAAAAGGTAAGATAATTTTTCGTTCTTTAGAAAATCCCGAACGAATTATTGGATATGAGCATGCAGATTGTGGCATTGACGAGCTTGACACTTTAAAAAAAGATAAAGCAAAAGAAGTATTCGAAAAAATTATTGCTAGGAACAGATTAAAGAAATTTAATAACGAAAGAAATACAGTAAGTGTTACTACAACCCCTGAGGGTTTTAGATTTATTTACGAAAAATGGGGAAAAGCAACAAATCCAGAGAAATACTATATGATAAAAGCTAAAACAAAAGACAATATTTTTCTACCGTCAAATTACATTGACGATTTAAAAGAACAGTATCCTAAAGAATTAATAGAAGCATATCTTAATGGAGAGTTTGTTAATTTAAATGCAAAAACTGTGTATTACTGTTTTGACAGATTTAAAAATAATACTACTATAGAATTATCTGAAGAAGATAATGAGATACATGTAGGAATGGACTTTAACGTTGGAAAAATGAGTGCAGTTGTTGGAATTATTATTTCAGGGAAAATGTATATAGTGGACGAAATTTTTGGGGCAAAAGATACTCCAGAAATTATTGAAATTCTAAAGAAAAAATATGAAGGAAAGGAAATATACATATATCCTGACTCTGCTGGGAACGCTAGAAAAACAGTCAATGCTTCTGAAACGGATATATCATTACTAAAGAATGCTGGATTTATAGTAAGAGAAAGAAAGAAAAACCCAAGAGTAAAAGATAGAGTTCTTACAGTGAACGGGGCTTTTGAAAACGCAAAAGCAAAAAGACGGCTTTTTATAAACACAACTAAGTGCCCTTTATTAACAGAAAACCTAGAGCAACAGAGCTATGATAAAAATGGTGAACCAGAGAAAGTGGGTGATGTAGATCATATGTTGGACGCATTGGGATATCTTGTTTATTACTTTTTTGAAATTAAGAAAACAAAAAGCGGAATTATTAAAGACCCTACATAAAAAATTATGGGTTTGTAAAAAAGTAGGATATAATACATTAATACAACAAGGGTTATCACTCTTATCATTTTAGAAAAAAAAGGAGAAATTTTATGAGTAAAATAAAGGTAGATTTTAAAGATTTAGATTATGTAGAAAATATTAATGATTTAATCATGCTAAAGGATTTAGAAAAAGGAACAAAAGCGATTAAGAAAAAGGGAGAAGTTTATTTAGATAGATATTTTAAAGAAGATTCTAAAAAATATGCTTTGAGAAGTAAAAAAGCCGTCTTTAAAAATTTTTTTAGTACAATTCTTTGGAATACAAGTTCTTTATTGTTTAGAAAAAGTCCAGAGATAGATTTTGTTAAAAAGTTTTCAGATTTTTTTGAAAATGTTAATGGAGAGGGAGATTCTCTTCAATCTTTCATGCATTTACTTGCTAAAAATGCTATAAGGGACGGATTATCTTACATATGGGTAGATAATGAAAAAATTGAAGGAACTTTAACTAAAACTGCAACTGTTCAACCTGTTTTTAAAAATATAGAAAGAGCAGACGTTTTCAGCAAAAGGTTTGAAGTTGTTAATGGTAGGAAAATTTTAACTCAATTTGTTTTTAGAACTTTCATAGAAGAAGATATAGACGGATTTGCAACGCAATCTTCAGAAATATATGTAGTGTTAAATATAGGAAGCGGAAAAGTTTACAAGAAAAATAAGAGAGAATTCGAACTTATCGATTCCTGGGAAAACTCTTTAGATTACATTCCAATAGTTCCTGTTTATTCAAAAAAGACAGGGTTTTTTGAAGCAGACTTAGCTCTATTAGATATAGCATATGCTAATATTAAGCATTATAATAAACTGTCGGACCTTGATCATATTACTTATATGACTAACGCTCCTATATTAGCTTTGTATAATTTTAATACTGAAGGTAAAGATAATGTTGTAATTGGAAGCAACAATGCTCTATTATTTGAAGATAAACAGTCGGGAGGTGCTGAATATATTCAACCCAACGGGAATGGCACTAAAGATTTAAAAGATTTCATTGCAGATTTAGAAACCTATATCACAAAAATGTCAATAGATTTAATTACAAAAGATAGCTTCAAAACTGCTACTGAAGCGAAGTTAAGAGAAAAGAGGTCTTCATTGTTTTTAGTAGAAATAGCTGAATCATTGGAAACAGCAATTAATAGAGCTTTAGAAATTGCAGAGGATTTTGCAGGAATAAAATATAATGCAACTGTTAAATTAAATAAGGATTTTGAAGATTTAAAATTGGACGCAAATACTATAGATAAACTTATAAAATTAAAAAGTGAAAATATGATATCTTTAGAAACTTTATGGGACGCTTTAAATAAAGGGGAAGTTCTAAAATTGTTAGATTATGAAAAAGAAAAATTACTAATAAAAGAAGAACAATCTAATCTTATAATGTAAAAAAAAATATTTAAAGGAAGAAGAGAACGAAGCTCTTCTTATCTAAGTAAAAAAAAAGAAGTTATTTAAAAGGAGGAACAATGAAAGCAATAGATAGACACATAAAACAAGAAATATATTATGAAAAATATAGATATGAATCTTTAGTTAATGCTACCCATGCTTTAAAAAAGTTAGAAGAATATCTTATAGGAAAGATAACAAAGAAAAAAGAGCTTAACAAAAATGAATACAAAGAATTGCTTTTGTCTGTTCGTTCTTATTTAAAAAATATTTATAAACATTTAGATATAGAGAAGG